GGTAACTTGGGGAACTTTTTATATAAGTGATTGATTTCCAATAACTTAGAGGTACTCCGACCCCGTTCCCGGATAGTTCCCGGACTGTTACCTTGTTAAATATTTTTACTTCAGCTCTATATACTCTATATTGCTGATAGTACAATTTGGATTTTTGCTAACAATATTGAGTTGCAAATTGCGATAACCAAACCATTTAGGACTAAGTTTAATGCCTAAAAATCTTTTTCGTTCTATAGACTTTGTAATTAAAAGCTCATCTTTAGACTGTATATTTAGATTTGCTGAATCTTTTGTAAAATATCCTGTTACTGAATTCCAGGAATCATGATAGCTAATAGCTTTTACCGTATCTTTATATAGTATAGAATCTTTTAGCTGTGTCTTTATTTTGTACTTAATAACAGTTTCAGGATTTACTACAGCAGTAAGTTTATCAGCCTTAAGTTGCTTAATTAACTTAGCATCATTAGCTCTTAGCTGTTTATACTGTTTTAAAGACAATCCTATATTTGAAATATGAATTGCATTTAGGCTGTCGGCCACTTTGTATTTATGCAGTGAATCCATACTCACTGATATACTATTCTGGTACGCAATTTCACAAGCTTTATGCTGTTTTCCTTGGTGCCAAATATACAAAAAAGCCACCAAAAGAATCACGATTAAAAATTGTGACAATATACTATAAAAATTCAGTTGCTTCATACTTCTAGCTATAATTAAATAAATGAAGAGAGTGAAATCCACTATATAAAGGTGATAACTTTATAACCTAAATATAGTGGATAACTTCTGTTAAAAATAGGGAGTACCTGGGATAATTTTATATATTTTTGTACTCCTCTTTTGCGTTAAAACAAGGGCAGGCTTTATGCACATTAGGCATATCGCGATGGCCTACCACTTTAGCATTTGGAAATCTTCGTTTGTAATTTTTAATAACTTCAAGCAGAGATTTCTTTTGTGCTTCAGTTCTTGTATCTGCTGGCTTTCCATTCTCGTCAAGTCCACCAATATAACAGATACCAATAGAATCTGAATTGTGTCCTTTACAGTGAGCTCCAGGTTTTGCCTCTGAGCGGCCAGGTTCCACTTTACCATCCAAATCAACTACTGCATTGTAGCCGATTTCAGCAAAACCTCGCTCTCTATGCCATTTGTCTATATCTTTGGCATGAAAATCACGCCCAGCCTTAGTGGCTGAGCAGTGAATAATAATATAATTTATCTGTCTCATAATTCCTTTTATTTTCATTTGTAAAGTCTCTCATTAGAGATACTGTTAAAATATTATTCCATTAAGATACCCAGCCAAGATCTGTGCCATTCTTTCAGCACATCTATCTTGATAATGATTACCACCCCAGTCTTTAGTATATGTAGTAATATCTCCTTTTCTGTAATCATTAATAACTCCAAGTTGAGTAACAAAATCAACATAAGGTAGATTCCATTGTTCTACAACCATTTTGTTAGCCTCATAAAGAGTTAGTCCTTCATACCCACGTTCACCCGTAATGCCAGGGTTACTAAGAAATATTACTTTCAAATCAGGATTGACCTTATAAATCTCAGTCAATATATAATTCCACGCACCTCTCCATGTACTTCTATCAGTAAATTCACTGGGTTCAGCTTTTTGATTGCTATCATTTTGTCCATCAAGAACAATCATTACTTTAGGCTGAGGAAACCAGTCTGGTCTTTTAAGTAATGCTCCTGTACTATCAGTATAACCTTTATCACCACAAATCCATTTCATAATCAAATTCTCATAACCTAATAAGTTTGTTGACATCCATGAACCATTAGTAATGCCAAGTTCGTGAGCTTTATTAAGCTCCTTATTTGTTAAGGATAAACCAATTGTCCAATCAGTTGGAGGCTTTCCTTCTACAAGTTTTTGAGTACCTACTACACCTACTGTGCGACCACCAACATTGCCATTATTTTGAAGAATGAATCCTAACTTATTTTGCGTTTTTTCGGCTAATCTACTATTAGGGTTCATATAACTTGTCCCAACAGCTAATACAGATTTATTTAGCCATAATTTGTTCTGTTTATTAGGAACTTGCCCAACAACTTGTAAGATTGAATTTCTTTCTGTCAAATCTTCTATTGTAGGCATGCTATAGTCTATAATAGTATTTTTTTCCCATGCAGCAGCAAATACCCAACCTCCATGAAATGATATGTCGTGACTTAAATCTGTAGTATAAAATCTAATATCAGCCCCATACAATTCGGCATCCATTTTAAGAGACGTTTCTGTATATCCACTTTGGCAGGCAAGGTAGGCACAAACTAAATACAGATTATCTTTTAATTTATATTTATATCTTTTGCTTCTTTCAGAAGAAATATTAAACGGAATTGATAAATTCATGTTTACATTTAACGCACTAATTTTAAGATTATCTATAAAATCTGCATGTTCATCATCTATACCTACAATAATCAGGCACTTAAATTGTGAACCTTTTGCAATAGTTCTATTAACTCTTATTTGATAACTCTGACGGAGAGTATCAAGCTCGTATTCGTGTATATTTTCTCCAGCTTTATATTTAACACATCTACTTATTCCTAAACCTCGGCATAATTCATCGTCTTCCTCGTATATAAAGTTTTTTATAGACACTGCGTTGTATGTTCCTTCTGCCCTATTGTCCTCCCAATTACCGTCAAGTCCAGCTATACCAATTTCTGTATTCAGTCCAAAATCACCTACAAGGTTGTCTGTATTGCACTTAGATTTATAGTCAGTAATTGCATTAATAGTCTTACTATCATCAATGAATGGTGTATAATCGCCAAATATAATACCGCTTCTATCAAGATATTCGGTCTTTGTCGAGAAGATTAAGTAAGACGCTTCTTTACCCATAGCAGACTTATATTGTCTGTAATTTATATAGCCACCATCAACCTCTGAAATTAGTGAATAACCCACTTTACCACCTTCGATTAAAGTCTTATTTTCATCTGCAAAAAATCCATAAGTATAAAAAGGAGACCGTTCAAATTCACCTAATAGAAAGATGTTATTTGTCCCACTTGGTATAGGAGCGTATATTACTGAATATCCTTTTAGGCTTTGTATTGAATATGATTGGCCGATATATTTATCATTTTCTATCTCATACCCACTTCTGCTCAAAACATAACTCCCAAGGCCACTGATAATATCAGCTTTTTTATTATCTAATGGTTTGATAATATTTTCGCTTATGTTATTGGTTATTATTGTTTCCAAGCTTATTTTACTAAACTCGGCTATTTTGGATGTAGATGAAAGTCTTACATAATATACGTCATGTGGTATAAATATGTAGCTTGGCTTAGTACCATTTTCAGCAGACCCGCCACTAAATAGCACTCTTAATACACTCTTATTTATATCATAACCAAGAACATTAGGAAATGTTAAACTAGGTCCCTTTGCACCTACAAACCTTATAATTGTTCCACCAGGAACAACCTCAACAAAATCAGATGTGTGGGCATTATATCCGCTATATACAGTACCATTTGTTGTCAGATAACCATCTTCCCAGCTATCATAATTAGCAGATAAATCAACATCTTGACAAAGTCCAGTGTTGATATCTACCAAATCATAGCTGATTCTTTTCCAGTTTGCATTTTTTACCCATTCTGTATCAGTAAAAACAGTACTCAGATACTGTTCATTTATCCAACCATCAGTCGGAGAAAGATAGCTTATCTGCATACCTGCTTTGCGTTCTTTCTGTGGTACAGACTTACGTGTTGTGTCTACGTCAGTATTCCATTCAAGAATCTTATTTCCACCATCTGAGCCAACTCTCTTCCAGTTTGAATTTGTCCCCCAATCTGAAATGGAAGACCCGATAAACTGTTCTGTTATACTGGTAGTAGCATCAGCCTTATAGGTTATAATAAGTCCAAGTTTTCTAACAGATGTAGTAACAGCGATACGAGCCGTTGTAGAAGTGTAGAATTGTCCTGGTGATAATGGAACATTCGCATCCACATTGTATATTCCTTGCTTTTTTTCTAACTCTTCATGTTTAGAAACGGCTGCATTAATAGCGACTGTATTAGCCTGTTCAGCTGCTTTAGCTCTGTTCGTCTCATTTGCGATGGCTGTATTAATAGCGACTGTATTAGCATGTTCAGCTGCTTTAGCTCTGTTCGTCTCATTTGCGATGGCTGCATTAAAAGCGACTGTATTAGCCTGTTCAGCTGCTTTAGCTCTGTTCGTCTCATTTGCGATGGCAGCATTAAAAGCGACTGTATTAGCCTGTTCAGCTGCTTTAGCTCTGTTCGTCTCATTTGCGATGGCAGCAGTAATAGCTTTCTGGCTCATCGTTTTATCTTCTGATTCACCTGATTCATGTGCAATTTCATGTATATTATCAGCTATGCTGAGTAAAGTACTTTGCATAATAGAGCCAGTAATCTCCTGATTGCCATTTTGTTTTATAGCCTGCTTAATAGCAGTTTTTAAATTTTCGTAAGCCATAATTTCATTAATTTAATACTATCCCATATAGTTTGGCTATTAAGAGTATAGCCTTTGCTCCATAAATTGAGCAACAACATGAGAATTTTGTCCATAACTCTATATTTAGTTCAAAATCATTCTTCTCGTTTAATGTTTCCAAATGATTTATTGTCTTGTTTATCAAACTCGTTGTTTAATCTATCTATAATAGGCTTCCAGTAACCTGGCAAAGCTTTCATAATTTCAAATCTTATTAAGTGATAAATCACTCTAAAAATAACATTCTTTGGATATGCTATGATAAGGTTTTTAAAACCGTTACAAACATAAGCATAATCAAATATATATGTTAAAATCTTAGCAGCAAATATTGCGTCTTTTTTGTCTCCACAAGCATACACGATACTATAAATAACGTATACGATTGTGAAATATAAAGCCAATTCGAATATAGCTTTCTGGGCTTTATTCCACGAGAAATTTTTGCATCTCGATATGCCATCAGCTCTCATTCCACAGAAGATGTTAAACCCAAAGCCAATAATAAGAGCTACCACAAAGCCCTCTGTCGGTGTTAGTATAGCCAACAGAGAGCTAAAAGCAGAAATAATAATCAGCCTAATATGTTCAAATTCAGATGTTCTTGTCATTAGATAAAGTCCTCCCAGTTTAATGTTAATAATTTACCAATAGCATCGCTGGTCCATCTCATAAATTCCATGCCTTCATAGCCGTCAGGGTCTGAGGCTACTAACTTAGCATAAGTTACGCACTTATCTACAGTATCAAGAACTGTTGGATAGAAATCAGCATAAGCCATATTAGCAGTATACGCCATATCTCCGCTTGTCTCATTATGAGTTGGAGTAAATGGACCAAGCACATTTCTTAGCTGCTCTGCAGTCCAAGAATGAGCGCTTCCAGATGTGTTAACCATTTTCTTGCTTGCATAATCTGCAAGTTTGTCAGTAAAATGGTAACCATGCTTTTTGATATATTCAAGATAGCCCGGTGCATTCATAATCATTGTTATAGTCGTTATTGAAATCGCCTCCAAGGTTTTCATGCTTGAAGCCGCCAAGATTAGTGATTATATTGTCCACATCAAATTCACAAGTTACTGAAGCTAAATCTCCTTGTTCCTGCCAATCAACTTCCATATTGAAAGTTATAGCATCATAAGTTTCACCTTTACAAGTTATCTTCTTCTGACTACAGAGACGAATTATCCTCATAGCATCGCAAATATATTCAGGAATAACAGCGTTAAACTTATATGTTTTCTTAGAAACTTGACTTTCAATAAATGAATAGCCTAATCTCTTTGTAGCCTCTTCTTCAAATGAATATTCCGGTTTGCCCAATTCAGATTTAAGCAAAAGAATAAAATGAAAATTCTCACTGCCTAATACTATTATGCCATTTTTAAGAGCAAAATCACCTTCTGGGTTCCAGTATTCTACCTTAAGACAATCATCTGTGTTATTATCAAAACAGAATACTTCTGAATAGTACCATCCACCAGAATGTATCTCTAACCAATATTGGCCTTCATAATCGATAACACCTGAAAGCGGAAATATACCTAAAAATAGTAATATGTTATAGCCATTTTTTGATACGTTTCTCAGTCCAGAATCTTTAAATCTTTCAACTACGTTACCAGTTACTCTTTTATTAGTATCAGCACTTCTTACGTATACTTCTGAGACATTTCCAGATACTATTAACTGGAATGGTGAAACTACATTCGGATTTGTGATAAGTGGAGCAACATGGCCATAAGCAAAACTGCGATAGCGGTTTTGCTTATGGAAGTCATCATAGAACTTCAATGGTGATATGCATATCGGATTTGCCATATTGTTTTTTACTATTGGATTTGTCGTTTAAAATTGCCTGAATAAATAAATTCATATTGCAAATATATTAAAAATTATTCAATATTATATAAAAATATATAAATTTTAAAATTATTTAGCTCTTTATTTTGGACTATACACGAGCGTGGCACTTATAAGGCGCGTGTCTATATTCACTGATAGTGAATCGATAATTCCTGTTCCAACTGATGTTTTAATAGCTTTATTTAAGTCTATTTTTTCATCCGTTTGAAACTCTATATCTTGCTGCATGCACTGTTTTATGCCAGTTACTCTATATGCGTCAGCTGATGGAGCCCTAGTATATTCTATATGATACGCTGGCATGTCTAGCATATAATATCTTGCAAGGTATAACCATGAGCATAAATAGTTTTGTGGTGTAACACTATATGTATAGATGTATTCGTCATCTCTTAAGCCGGAAACAGCCGCAATAGGAACTCGTCCTGTATTTTTATCTGCCATCATAAGAGCAAAGCCATCTTCAGAAAATTTATCAGGAGCGTACAACATCAAATCAATATCAGTAGAAAACGCTTCAGAATTTACTTCTTCTGTTTTATCTGACTGTATATACAGTGACTTAACGTCTATTTTCATGTCTTCAAACGTGTCAGTAGAATCATCCATCCAGCTAAATTCATACCTGGAATTTAAATCATCTTTGTTATAACTAGTTGCCTCTTGAGCATATAGAACTGTTTTCTTATTAAACTTATCATATTTTTTAGTTAAGTCAAACTGTAAATCAGGACTGGTATACGATAAGCCTTTCATAAAATACGATACATGCTCAATTCTTAATCTATTGCTATCATCTATGTACCAATAACATCTAAAACAGTCTCTCAACATATTCATGAGTTGTTCAAATGTTATTTCTGCTTTCTGTGCAGCTTGGTCATAATTGCCTTTTAATACATTAGACTTTGGAGCTATAAATGGAACATAGCCAATTCTAGAACCATCAAATGGTATAATAGGAGTTGATGTGTCACCTTCATAAAAGAATCTACTGTACTCGGCTGTTGCTTCAAATTTTACCAGCGGGTCTATTTTATGTAATAACGCTTTTATTGTGTCAGCCAAAGAAAATGCATCTTTTAAAGTAAATTGCGTTCTGAATTGACTTTCAAATGAAGACCACTCATTTGGTATAATTGCCCATATAGACGTATTAGCCCATGAACTTCTACTTATAGGAACTGGCATATGTGCAGTTTTGGTAGCAGCATTTACAAAATTATTAGTAAAATACTCTCCATAGTCATTTCTACCATATTTAGTAGGATGAGTAACAGTATATGCTGTCTGCTTTACTTGCAGTCCTATTAAGCCTATGCATTTTCTATAATTAACCCTTTCAGATACAAAATCATCTTTTGGCAAATCGTATAATGTTTTCGTTTGTCCAGACGATGGCTCTACAACTGTGGCAACATCTGCTAGTATACGGCCCCAAATAGTGTAATTTATAACATCAAGACTAAATACTGTAACATCTGTAGCACTTTTACGTATACTAAATTTATATTCTCCAGCACTACCTATGTATGCATTATCAGAATTTACGTTCCAATTTGGCCTAACAAATATGCACTGCGAAAATGCTACTCCTAAACTTCCAAATGCTCTATCATCATATATTTTTAACACGAATTTCCATTCATTTAATAAACCACTTATCGCATGTGGGTCAACTACTTCTCCTGTGCCAAACCATCTATAAGTTACGTCGCCTTGGCCGCTTGCTACTTGTGATAAGTCAGATATACCTATCATCTTTATGTGTCCATCGCCTTCAGTTTGGTTAACCCAAGTAGTAGGTGGAGTTCCAGGTACATGTGAATAAGTTCCAGCATATTTCGAACTCATTTCTTCAGTAATCAGAAATTCCTGTACACTAAAATTCTTAGCAAAATAATATTTATTTTCAAGAGCATCAGCATCATCTATCGCTTCATTTGTATCTTGTTCCCAATATGTTCCATTAGCATAACATGACACAGAATTGGCACCTTGAATATAGAATTGATATAGTAAGCGCTTTGTTAAAGTAAGCGGAGTTATAGCTGGTGAAAGCTTAATCAAATCATAAGTATTATCATAGTTATTCATTATTTTTGAATATCTATCTATAGGTGATAATTTCAATTCTATTGAATGCCTTGTATCATCTAATTTACAGTCTGTTTCAACAAATGAATTTAAAGCTAATACTTTTCCACTATTATCTGTTACTACAAGTAAATACTTGGTTTCTAAAGACTGTGACTTTATGAAATCAAAATCTGTACCAAATATTTTAATAGAACCTTCTAGCGAGCTTCTAAAAAATACTTGACCAGTATCTTTTTTATATTTATTTTCAAGTTTACTGTAATGTGGACCTTGTAATCTAAAACCTGCATAAACCCAAACATGAGTAAGCATGTTATTAATTTCAACTTGGGTCATCTGTGATAACTCAGTGCTTGAAATATCTAATACAAAATCACATCTTATATATTCTGCTTTTAGTCTCACGCTATCAGATACTATGTTATAATAAGTTAAGCTTCTATCACTGTATACAGTATAACTTAAATAATTAGCATCTTTGTCATAGAAAAATACTCGTAGCTGTTTCACATTTATATCTGGTGGAAACAACTCGGCTACTGGAAGTTGTTTTCTACCAACAGGTCTTAAGCCAGTTAACCAAGACGTAACACAGTATTGACCTGCTGAAGTGGCGCTTTCAAACTCACCAGTATTTGTGTTAAACTGACCGTTTGTAGCTGTCTGCTGTTCTCCTTTAAGCAGATAAAATATATTGTTATTCATAAAGCTATAAATCTAGATAAACTTTAAATTTTAATCTCTAGGACTTTAAAATTTATATATCCTTATAATTTATAATTCAATATAATTTAAAGTCCCAGAGATTATAGAGTGAAGTACTGGGTTAACTATTGATATATCTTCTCACGTTACCTTTAATAACAAGAGTTCTGCCATCCCCTAAAGGATAAACGCGTTCAGAATTTTGTTTCTTAATAGCCTCTACACCTCTTTCAATATTTGACAAATCAGTAGTTGTTTCTACTGTTATCATCTGCGCCTGTAGACTATCTGCTTTATTAAAAGCTTGTGAAAATTTATTCTCAAATGTGCCCTTATTTAAGCTATCAACAATATCAGGAAGTACTCGTCTGTATTTACGAGTATTGCGTTTATTTATAATAGCCATAGCTTCACCACCTTCTGCCCGCATATTTTTGCCTTCAGAATTTTTCTGATGCAAATCTATATCATTACCAGATGCATGTGAACCGCCTTCTAGGAACTCAAGACCACCTTCTCCGTACTCCTGATTTGCTGCGGCTGTAGCCTGTTTAGCTTTCACCTTGGCAACTGCAAAGCTTGTCCACATCGTTGCGATAGCTGCTAATGCCAAAGCAGGACCAATAAAAGGTACGCCTGACATAGCTGACCAGATATTAGCAGAAGCAGTAATAAGAGAAGAAGCTTGTACAGCAGTATTAACAGATTCTTGATGCTTTTGAGCCTGTTCAAGAAGTTTTTGCTTTTGTTGCATATTCTTCTTCTCCTGCTGTAGTTCTTTTTTCTTAGTTGCAACTTGGTTGGCATAACCATTGTTACGACCTTCAACTTCAGCGTCATAAGCTGATTGAGCTGCTTCTACTCGTTTTTCAGCCGCATCGACTGCTGCTTGTGCAACGTCAACTTCAGCTTGAGCTATTTCTTGAAGATTGCTAACAACCTGACTACATGCAGCATTCCAAGCTTTAATGCCATCATCATCAAAGCCTATATAAGAAAGCAAGAATCCAGTAACGCCATATTTACCTATACGGCCCATCAAACCCAAACCTTTTTTACGTAGCTTTTTCCGGTCATCTTCGAGTTTTTTAACTACGTTATTAGCTTCATCAATCTGAGCCTGTGACCAGTCAAGAGCTCCGGATTTAGCTAATCTTATCTTTTCTTTCCATAGAGCGATTTCCTGAGTAAGCTCGTAATCTTTAATTTCATCAGCTGTGTGCGCAGCTAAATCAAATTCAGATTTTGCCAAGGCCTGCTGCTGCTGGAAATTTTGCAGTCTATTAGAACCTGATATGGATAATTTCTGTTTATTAAACTTAGCATTAATACTAGTCTCAGATTCTTGCTGCTCAACAGGCTTAGCTCTATTTTGAGCTAAAGCTAATTTTCTAGCATTCTCAACTTGTTCAAGAAGTAATCGTCTTTCTTCTTGAGTGCCTTTCTTTACAAGATACAACTGTTCTTGTATCTCCTTAGCGCGCAAGTCAAGAATAATCTGGTCATATTTCGCTTCAATTTGCGCTCTTTCTTTGTGCCAAGCAGCCAATTGCTCAGGAGTAGCCTGACCTGTAACTTCAGCTTCTGTCTGACCATCTTCTGAAATAGTAGCAGCCTTTGTAGTATAAGCTGCTTCACGGTCATCAAGCTGCTGTAATCTAAGCTTTTTCTCCTTTTCAATCTCAGCTGAAATAGTATCATATCTAAACTTCATAGTTTGACGAAGTTTAGTCATACTATCTATTTGGCGCTCATCCTCAATATCTTGCAAATCAAGATTGAGTTTTCTTTGAGTATTCTCTATGATAGCTGCGAGTTCTTCCTGCTGTTTTTTAACCTGCTGCTTTTGCTCATCAGTAAGTGGCTTATTTCCCTTTTTGCCTGCTAAGAAAACTTCATTTTTACGGAACTTCTCCTGCATCTCTCTGATTGTAGCCTCAGCAGAATCTACAGCTTCTTGCTTACGCTTTTTAAACTCATCTCGCTGCAAAGCAGTAATACTAGCCTCATATTTCTTCTGAATTGTGAGGTCATTTTTCCAGATTGCATTAGTTAAATCACGCTCATGAGGTGTGCGTGTACGTGTGCTGCCTTTCTTGTGAGCTGTATCTAAGCCTAATTGCTTGTATATTTTATCAATAGTTTTATATTGCCCTTCGGCTATTTTTACAGCTTTGTCAGCAAAATTCTCATTATATTCTTGTTCTTTTTCAACTTGCGTTTTTCGTTTATTTCTTATATGCTTATATGTCTCTTTTGTTTCTTCTTTGTTGAATCCCAAGAGACCTGTTATGCCACCAGCTGCTAGTTTCTGCCACCACTTAAGGTCTTTATCCTTCCAATTTTGCTCAAAATCAAATTGGTTTTCAATAGCTTTGCCATAATATTCAGCTGCAACTTGCATAGCCGCTGTGGCTTTAGCTCGAGCATATAAAGCCTTTATAAATACATCGGTGTTATCAACAAGAAGATTCTCAGCCTGATTAACGTTATTAATTGAAACATCAAGTTTGTTAAACTCAGACTGATTATCTTTTATAAACTGCTGTTGCTTTTTTAAATTTCCGCCTAAATTCTTCCACTCTAGAGATAATTTTCTAAGAGTTGCTATTTGTTCACCTAAATTTTTTGTGTTCTTTGTCAGAACCTCATCAACACTATCAACCACGTCGGCCATATCTGCAACAGTCTTTTGGCCTGACCACATAACCTGAATCCAGTGTAGAATCTCTTTACCGTGAGCAGATAAGGCATACAATACTACTATAAGAGCTGTTTGCCAGCTGAATAAAGCTGATACGATTTGTTTAGTAATAGATACTGTTGGCTTACCTTCTGCTGCTAAAGCTTTATTTTGTTCTCTTACTTTCCTAATCTCATCAATTACAATAGGTATGTTGTTAGAGATACCAAGAAAGAATGTATTAAGAGATACAGCTGCAGCAGGAAGTTCTCGAACTACCTGAGATACAGATACTCCAAGGCCATCCCATGACTTAGCATAATTACCTACACTAAGTCTGTGATTTCCAGTTGCTTCCTGGAGTCGTATCATTTCTTTATATATAGCAGCAGTTTCTTGCTCGAGTTTTTTACCAGCATCAGTAGCTGAACGCTCAGCAGCTGACATAGCATTTAACTTAATCTTGTTGAGAGCATACTGTGCTGCCAATCTATCATAAGAGCCTTCAGCAGACTGATTAATCTGAGCCTGATACTTAGCAGTCTGATTAAGAATTTTTGTCTGCAAATCTAGTTCTCTAACCTGTATATTTGTAGCATCTGCTGCTTGGTTATATCTGTTCTGAGCCTGTGTAAGCGCATCAACCTGAGTTCTATTAGCAGTATGAGCTGCCATAACTTCACGAATCTTAGCTTTCAACTCAAGATAGCGTTGACCTTCTTCTGACTGCAGATAAGCTAATTTCTCTTCTTCTTTCTGTACTTTATAAATCTGCGCAACATGAGCTTTAAGTTGCTCATCCATAGCAGCAAGTCTAGACCTCTGCTCATTAATTTGACGAATTATGTCATCACCTCTAGAAGCTCTCTGCTGGGCGGACATATTCTTATATAAATCAATGAGATGCTTGAGGTGTATTCTAATTCTTTCATAAGAACCAGCTTGCAATTCAAGTGCTTTCTTACTCTCAGCAGTAGTTCTATTTAAAGCAGCTGTTTTAGATCTTAAATCAGCTACTTCTTTACCTATATCAGTCTGTGCGAACTCATATTCTTTCTGCGCTCTTTCTAATCTTTGGGCTGCTCTAGCTGCATCATCTAAAGCTGCACGACCTTCTTTGGTAGAAGTACTCATATTCTTTATAGCCTCTACCATCTCAGAAGAACCTTTCTTTATAGCAGCAACCATTTCTCCATAACTATCTATAAGCAGTTCCAAAGCTTGTGTGATTTTATCTATGGACCCGTCGGACTGTATGAGGTCACTTTCCTTTATTACGTCGTCTGCCATAACTATCTATGTTTAATTCGTTTGTAAGCTTTAGCTTCAGCATCGAGCTGAGCTTTTATATTATTAACAGTTGTATAAAATTGAAGAACAGTCATGCGTTTAGCATTTAAATTAGCTTTTTGGCCAACTAACATACATAAACTTTCAAACTGCTTATCATATTTTAATTCGAATGAATTTTTACCAGTAAATATTCCTGGCTTATAAGATTTAAGCAGAGACAAGTCTATATCAGCTATCTCTTCGGTATATTCTTTGTCTTCTATAATACCTTTTAGCTGCAAGATTGTTCTCTGCTTAATCTTTTCATATATCATTTTTTCTTTCGCTGAATCAAAATTATCTGGAAAATAAGTTTCTAGCTCTGTCGAAAGTTTTTTTTTCAACTGAAATAGCGTTTCTATAATAGAGCTATGCTTCGCTTTATTTAAGTCAGATAACAATTCTTGTAAACTAGTATCTGACTGGCTTTCTACTTTCTTTCCATCGATACTATATACGAGAGCAGCAAATGCCATATATCTTGGAGATATTCCACTCACAATCATGTGCATGTTTTGTCTCATATTTTGCAATTCTTGCATAGCTTTTTTCTTGTCTCCAGAATTAATAAGCTTTGCAATTTGTACTATGTGCTCATCAACTGAATCTATGTCAGAGCCAAGTCCAGCATCTATGATAATATACTTATTATACCGCTGAAAATTTTCAATTGGCATTTCATCAATTGAATCATACAGCTTTATAGTTCTATTAGCTAAGGATATTGTTTTCATACTAAAAATCTTATTATAGGAATTGCAAATACTGGCACATAGATATACGATGGGTCGAGCGTAATCATTACCATTGCAATCGATATTATAACACTAAGCCAGAAACCTAGACAAAAGTCACAATCAAGCATTTTAGCTACAATTGTAAAACCTATATCATCACACTGGTCTCTAAGCCAATATCTAAAACCTGATTTGCTCATAAACAGCTCCACAAAAGCAGAAAATAGAGCAATTAAAACTATTTGATATAACGTTGGCATAATTCTCTTGTTGTTATTGTAAACTCAAATCTCAGTCCATAATATGGATGCATAAAGAATAACTTATAAATATTTTCAAGCGAGTACCCTTTATAGATATTATCGAATCTCTCATAAACTTTGTCGACTGTAAGTCTACCTGTCTGTTTAATGAGACCTGGAGTAGTAAGAACTCTAATAATTTCGTCTTTCACCTCTTCTGAGTACATAGCGTCATTATCAGCAAAAATAGTATCTAGATTAAACCAGAAAACTATAGCTCCTGAGAATGTAAACTGAGGTGTAGACTGAACTACTTGAGTAATATTCTGAGCATCATAAATATCAAACCAGCAGAAATTACCGTATTGGTCATTTGGAAGCAAAGAAGCGTATTCAGATTTTCCAATGTATGCTGCTGGATATATAAATTTTCTACCGCCTTCTTGGTGCTCAACTAATTTATAAGAGCGACCAAAAGCATAATCAAGCCATTTAAGCTTTTCTCCTAATGTTTTCTGAATATCCTGTATAACTTTATCTAGCAATACTGGATTTTCTTTCATCGGAATAATTATGCTTCGTTCTACATTATTCTTCTTCTGTGCCATTCTGCAAATATTCTTTAAGTTTGACTGACAATTCTGGTCTTACGTATTTATATATGATATTTTTTAAGTTCTCTTTTGTAAGCTTGAGAATTTTTGGTCCATATTTATCTTTTAAATACTTATTCTTATCATCAGTACTTGTTAGATAGAAACCATCGACATCATATATAAGTCTTAATGACTTATACCATTCACCAGTATCTTTAAGTGTTACCCTATTATAAGGCTGTCCTTTTCTGATTTTTCGTTTTACAGTACTTGGAGCATACGGAGCATAAGTCATAATTTCAACATCATCTCCATTTACACCTCTTTCATAAAGCTGGTCTTCAGTAATGGCCTCTATGATTTCTTGCTCATGAGCCAGCACAGTTTTAACGAGTTCCCTACCAAGGACCTCATCAAACTTTCTTAATCTATAAGCTAAGTTTCTAATAGATAAGCCATAATACTTAGATGCAGCCATTATATAGACCTGTATTTAATTCCGTTATTCACACACGGCAGACATACCCTATCTAGTCCTTGTGTACTAATACTTAAAGCTTTTAAAGCAATATCCAATTCGTACGAAAGTCCAGATTGTCTCATACTATTAGAATCACCATCCAGTTCTACCAAAATATCCAACTTAGATGCATTGATAGAATGCCTATTAGTTCTAACATTTGGATTGTAGGCGAATTCTCGTAAGAAATCTATAGCTACTTGCTTTGAGAGTACATCCTGGAACATAGCTCTCTGTTTAATGATAAAATCCGTCAAGTCACAGTATGCTGAGACTTCAAGATTAATGCCATAGTTCTTATCGTAAGTAAAATTCATTGCCTCTGGGTTGAATTCTTCATCCTCTGATATGTAGAATGGATGTACCTCGATATACCTAGACCAAGCCTGGTAAGCTAAAAACTCACTTCTAGAACATGCTTTGCATGGTCCAGTGGACCAGTCTCTGTCTTTATAAATGGCCTGAGCATTTTCAGGAAGTTCTGACTGCTTGTATACTAAATACCAGCTGCCTCCAGCATCAGTATTAGCGCTCTCATAAGGCAGCAAAATATCATCTTTTGGCTTAAACCATTCAAGACTATTAGCCTTAGTTTTCTCAAAAGTGAGAGTGTAAATTGGCTCTGGGTTACTAGAATGGAAAATATAGAGAGTATAAGAACCTGGTTCCGTCATCTGAAGACCAATCTTATCGATTTTAACTGTAACGCCTTTAGAGCGAACAGTATCAATCTCAAAACCTACTAATCTATTGCGATTTTCAATCTTGTTAATAAGTCTACCAGTACCATCAAACAGAATTTTATTCTCGATGAGAGACTTTGTAGCCTTATCAGCTAATTTCATATTGATAAACTTATTAACAAGTTTCACGATACTAGCCTTAGTTTTCTCTTCAAGCCATTCTGAAAACGGATTTGTTTCTGTCCAATATTCAGAATCTAGAATATCTGTTTCTGCTGGAACATCTTGAATAGCTTTGTACAGAGAATCATCTACTCGAACTACTTCTCCAGATTTATAAGCTTTATTCGCATCATGTACCTGCCAATTAAAGTTCTGAAAATCAGGAGCTATACTTCGTAAATTATCCAATGTAAGAAGAGGATGAATCTGCTGAAAATACATACCTGATTCAGTCTGAGTTAGATTGCTAGATAGCATAATATCTGATAAATCATAACTCTGTTTCCATCCTACTAGATGGAGCATTTTATCTTGTATATCTGCAATTCTTATCATGATTACATTTCAGTTTAAAGTAAAAACGGGAGGAACGAGACCTTTTCATCAGTCTGTCCTCCCGCTGGACCCATCCAAAGCTAATAACAACTAAAAGCTATTACTAGTTTCTTCTAGATTTATATTTAGATATTCACCCCAAAGAAAGATTACGCTGTTGGAGGAGCAACAACAACCTGCTGTACAGGCACTGCATAACTAGCATTCTCACTTGAAATATCAAAGGCAATAATTGGACTAGCCAAATTATCAGAATCGCTGTTGTAAGAAGTAAGGAATGCAACGTCAACTGCGAAGCCATAATGCTCCTTACGGGTACGAGCCATATCAGTCGTAGCTGTGCCTGCGATTTCGCGGTAGTCGCCAACAGAATCGTAGAAGTAAGTACCACAAGGAATATTCAACAATGGCAAAGTTGCGATACCCCACTCATGGCCATCACCAGATACTGTACCGAGCAAGCAGTCACGCTCGAAACGTGTCATGAAGCCAAGAGAACCTGAATTGATAGCATAACCCTGAGCATACTTCCCGTCACCGAGTACCATATTGTTAGTCAAGTGTACAATCTTGTTACCAAACTCGTTCTGCTTGTTAACGTCATTATACAAACCATGCTGAGCAAGCTTTCGCATAATTGACTCAACGCCGGCATCACCTACGATGTGCAACTGGCCAAAGAAGTCATTGGCTGCCATAATTGGGTCGAGGTCGCCGAAGATGTTCTCGCGCTCAGTCCACTTTGCATTGATTGTACCGTTTGCGTTTGCATAGAGCAGTGGGTTCTTAATAACCTTTGTCTTCTCAGATGCAAGCTTAGCAAGAGCTACTGCATCAAGTTTCTGAGCAAGCTTGTAGATGTACTTCATCAACTTAGTCTCGAAATCCTTCTGGATGCTGATTTCGTTGTTCATGTACATAGCAGGAGCGATAGTGAAGCCAAACGCATAAGTAGCAAAAGTAATCTGCACCATGCGAGAAGTATTTTCACTATCAGCAATCGTAAGCGTACGGGCATTGTCGATTTTGATGTCTGCATCATAGTTGATTACAGGAGTTTCAAGGGTGCTACCAATAGAAGTACGAGCCTTCTGCTTGAGTTCCTCAGTAAGAATACCGGCTGGGTCATTAGACTGCTGGATAAAAACGTCAAGAGCACCATATCGGCTAGGACGATACTCGTACTTGTCAAGATTTGAACTAGAACGAATGTTCTGAATTCTAGTAAGTACTAAACTCATAGTCTTTTAATTTTTAAAAGTTTAACATAAATATATCATAACTGACATGCTGCATTACCCTTTTACATCATACAGTCTATTATCGAATTGGAAGGCTAGAAACGTTGTTTTCATTTCTAATCTTAAGTGCTTTGTTACCAAACTCAACATTGTCGCGAGTTAAGCCGGTTGACAGCAGATAGTTCTCAATCTGAACATCGGCTTCCTGCTGAGTTTTAGCTGCTGACAAATCAAGATTAATTGTTTGATGGCCAGGTTGTGGGTTAGGCTCAGTGCCTCCACCTGGCTGATGCTTACCTGTATCGATAACATCCTTCAAACTTGTCTCCATTACCAATTCTTCAATAGTATATGGATTGAGGTTGTTCTTGGGATTGTTGAGGGTGTTACCAGCGGTATCACGGAGTACCAGTTTCTTTCCACCATTACCATCATCGATGAAATCAGGAGTACCCTTAGCAAGAATCTCATCTTTAGCGGCTGCAAGAAGAATCTTTCTAACTGGCTCTGAAACATCAGCTTTAAACTTGATACCAGTTGTGGCATTAGTAAATGCAAAGCCTACCTGAAGGTCTTTCTCCTTCTTTTCGTAGTCCTTTTTAGCATTATCAAGCTCTTCAGTCTTAGCTGTAAGCTGTGTCTGAAGCTGAGTAACCTGATGGCGAGCATCTTTAAGCTGCTGCTTTACAGCTTCATCAGACCCGCCTGCCGCTAACTTAGTTTCAAGTTCAGTGACTTTCTTCTTCTGAGCTTCAAGCTGAGCAGAAAGTGTCTTAGTACCATCAAGCTTAGTCTTGTAGTCACCAAGAACTCGCTTAAGATAATCATAAGTTTTTTCACCATCTGCTTTACTTACGCCAGAAATACTGAGAATATCAGCATCATACTGACCGTGCAAAGCACCAATCTTTGTGCCAATTACTGTCGCCTCATCATTGCTAGAGAGTGTAGTAATGGCTAGTTTTTGAGCGTCAGTCAAACCCTTAAGTGACTCGCTCTGATTAAGCATTTCAATTGTTATCATAGCTTTGTCTTTTAATCTTTAGGTTCCTCAATGAGACCTGCAGCATCACCAAATGGGTCATTGATGACAGCTGTAATTGAATAACCGAGCAGCTTGTAGTTCTGCTTAAATACCTGCCACTCACCGAATGAGAAGTAGCGTTTCTGAGGTGGATTTACCTCTTTACCTGTTCGCTTGCTAAAACGGTCACCAAAAGCAACCATTGCAACAACTTTACCAGATGTGTTGTCAGTAGAAGCATTTGAAGCATTCTGCTTCAAGGTCTCTTCTACGACAGCGAGGCGAGCCTCAGCATTCTTAAGTTCTTCGGCGTTATTATCAAACTCCGTTTTCTGTTCAACAGTGAAAGCATCAGGGTTACTCAGCTGAAGCTGCTGAAGTTCCTCCTGACGGTCCTTCAAGTCCTGAATCAATTCTTGGAGCTCCGCCTTGTTCATCGTTTTGTTTGACATATTCTAATAATTTATCTCTAATAATTTTAATCTTTTCATGCAGTGGAAGAGAAGAACCAAATTCCACAATATCAATGTTTTCACGTTCAAACTTTGATATAAACTCTGAGAAATTAACTTTAAGTTTCACATAGTTTACGTTAAGCAAACTAGCATCGTAAAGCTTCATTATCTCGTCGAGTGTTTTATGAGGATATGGCTCTAACTGCTTCAATATAAGCATCCTCTGCAACACCAGCGGATTATTACGATATTCCACTTCAAGAATCTGCTGCATTATAGCATCAAGTTCTGTTTCGGTGGCACCACTCTCTTTAGCAGATTTATACTTAGAATAGAGTTCTTCAACAGTGAAGACATAAAACTCTGTGCCCCAACTTATAGATGACGATATGAAATTATCTCCATAGCGAAGCTTACAGATTGTGTCTTCTACAAACTTCTGAGCCTGCTCGAAGTCTGTCTTCAAAGTGTTCAAAACAGCTGTTTTACTTTCGAAATTTGCAGCTACCTGCGTCTCGTTGATAGCCTCTTTCTCTGATACTGCAGCATTACCACCTGCTCCAACTACTGAAACAACAATCTCGTCGTGCAGGCGACGCACTTCTTCGACGTTGTATTCTAGACTGTTTTTATCGATAGTTGTAATCTGAACAGGGTTACGCATATCCGCTATGCCCTCTGTCTGATTAGGAACTGGTACCTCCAAGAAGGAACCAGGACCAGCTATTCGCTTTTCACCGCAGCAAGGACATTTTTTAACTGTTCCATCAGCATTAATCTCATATTCGCCGTCAGCATTTCTTAAGAAACCACCGTCACAGTATTCACCTGTTTCGTTGTTCTCGAAATTACAGTCTGCCTCATAAGCTGAATAAATAGGATATGGAGCATACAAGTCGAGATGCTGTTTAGAGATAGAGAAGAACAAATACCAGTCCAACCGAGATAACTCCTTCGTGATTGGATTTTTCTTAATATCTGGATATTTCTCATTGATAGGAGTTGTCCAAAAGAACCGTGCTGGGCAAAATCCTAAGTTATGAGTAGCCTCTGTTAACAGGGACTCTATCTCATCCTTCTCATTAAGCTGATAAACTCTTATTGAAGTACTGTCAAAGACCGCTATTCTATGTTCTGGCTGTTTGAAAACAAGCCATTCAAAATTAGTGATACTCTTATCTACAAGCTTGTAATCGATAACGTTATCAATATTAAGCCAATAGAAATATGGCTCTGGTCTAAAGCTTGTCTGTTGAGTTGGAAGGTCAACTACAAGTATGCTGTTAGGCGATACCTGTAGCTGTTTCCATCCTTCAGTTTTCCATATATCCGGCTCGTGGAGTACATTCTTTTTATAATTCAGCCAATCTTCAAGCAGTTCAGAAGATGTAAACTGATATGCTGAATTTGAGTTTCTACTGTAGAATACTCGTTCAAGCTCTCGGTATACATCGTCTATAACTGCTGAAGTTGGAAGCGGATACTGGAACAGATGAACAAATATGTTGTACTTGTCTTTTGGGAGTAAGTGCGACACCCAATCAAGAAACAACCGAGCTGAGCTATTATAGTCAAACAAAGATATGTTAGTTTCCGTGTGGAACCTAACACGCTGCTGGAGAGAAGACGCTTTATTTATCAGCTGCCTTTTCTGTGGTTTTAGCAGAATTTCCTTTATCTGATTTAAGCTTAAGCCCATATTCTTCTGTATATTCGTATTCACTATCTTCAGGTACGCGCCAACCACCATTTAAAGCTGGTCCCATATCGAGAATTCTCTCGGCGTGTGATACCTCAAATTCCTGTGAGATACCACCTGCTTCGAGACGTACCTTTTTTACTGGTTTTATAACTTGTCGTACCATACTCAAATCTTTTTAAGCTGAAGTCGCGTTTGTGAGCTCCGTAAGTGGATTGTAGTCAAGTGTATTAGCCTTAATCAAGACGAGATTGTCTGACCAATTAGGATAGAAGCTCCAACTAATAGTGTTAGAGTCTGGCTCCTCATAACCACCAAGGTTCTTGTCACCTACGAAGAACTTGTCAACTGGAATAGGCCCATATTTTGTACCATCACCAGCTTCATCGATAGCTCCAATATTACCATTCTCGTCAATCAAGAACACGCCAATCTTTTCACATGAATAAGTCTTGAGTGTCTTAATAACTGACTGAGATTCCTGATAAATAACGCCTGTGAATGTAGTTGGCTCACGGCCAATAACAATCTCAATACCACCAAGTGTTTGGTTACCGCCACCAAACGTACGAGCTTCGCCAGGTTCGGTAGTTGGGTTCTGAATGTATGGTGATACAATCAGCTTAGTGCCGTTATCTGCAGCAAAAAGAGGTGTCATTGTAGCTTTCTTAGCAATCGCTTCCTTAGGAATTTTGTTCTTAACACCTGTAGCGCTGAAGATACGGGCAAAAATTACTTTCTGAATCTGTCCAAAGCTCTCTTTGCACTCAGCAATCGCAAGGTCATTGAGATGCTTACCTGCTGGACATCCGCAATTCAATCCCATAATAGTCTAAATATTAATTAGTTAATAAATATGCAAAGCTAAGCAGTGAGTGCAAAAGCTATGCGTTAGTTGCAGATACAGGACTCGAACCTGTGACCTCTAGGATATGAACCTAGCGAGCTTCCAACTGCTCTAATCTGCGATATAAGCGAAGGCGGCCGCGATAGCAGAAGGATTCGAACCTCCGACCTCAGGTTTACAAGACCTGTGCTCTAGCCCTCTGAGCTATGCCACCCCTGATGCCGCCATTTGCCCTCGCTAGAGGAATCGAACCTCTCCAATCACTGGACGGACGTAGCGTGATCGGCTCACCAGGACGAGGATGCAGCTCTCCGCTGAGAGCTGATTGAACTAAGTTAAAATACGAGAGAGTGTTATCAAGAAAACCTTTCCCTTAAAACAATAAAACCATAACCCTATAAACTAACATTTACACTGCAAATATACTAAAAATATTTGAGATAATAAAATTTTTCATGTTAAAGTATGTTAATTGAAATAGAATTTACAAGCATCTAACTTTCTGAGTATAGCATTATAAACTTTATCTGGGATATTTCCTTTGCTTTTATATTTATCAATAAGTTCTTTAATGCTCTCATATTTAGCTTTATTTCTTGCAACTGTAGCTTCTTCTAAAGTATTGAATCGTCCTACATGCTTTAATTTACCATTTACGCCGATAGCAACCATGTATTTGTTTCTATAAGTGTCTGACTGTATACCTATAGGAAGTTCAGCTGTTTTCTTCTTAAAATTTCCTCAACCCATAATATTTTAATTTCTCAGTCTTATTCTATTAGTATTATATTTTCTACTATGCATCTCTATCATGCCTGTTAAGCAATCAGGTGCATCATCGTGCTGCTGTTTCTTATTATCTTTACGGTACGACATAAGAGCTGCATAGAACTTAGGCCATTTCTTCTCCCAACCTTCTGGAAACAGAACATCGCTTTGACACATTCCAGAATTAGTGAATATACGTGTTGCTTTCTTCTCAGTCTGAGTGAATGTTCTGACAGCGGTTCTAAAGTTTCTATGTGTTACACGAAGTATCTTTTTAACATTTCTAGAAAAACCTCTACCGCCGTTATTCGACTCTATAAGAGCTGATACAGTCTGATTTCGTGTCAGCATCTCAGCTGTCTTTGGTTCTGTTTTCTCCATTGGTGCATCTGTGAACAGCACGTCTGTAACATATACATACTCAGGCGTATCTATGAAGCAGATAGAGCACAGATTATCGGCTCCAGTATCAGCTGTATCTGTGTAGTTCCACTTGTGAGCAGCTTCTCGGCCTTGCGGCAGCTGGTCTTTGTTATAAGTCTTAAAACCTTCAGAATACATAAGACCTTCTTTTGGTGTAGGGTCCTGCATGTACTGAGTATCAAATACGAGTGGGTTAATCTCTCGCATGTGGTCAAGCTCTTCGAGAGTATGCTTCATAGGCCACAGAGCATGGCGTTCATGAGTAACAGGGTCTTCCTGTATAGCCGGTAGGGACAGAACTGTCCACTCGTCTGGTTCTATCTCTTGCAAATATCCACACAAGTCATGCTCATGTAGTCTCTGCATGATTATGATAATAGGAGTATTACGGCTATTAGTACGGTTACGAATAGTATTTTCGAACCGTAAGTTAATTCGCTCACGGACTATATCTGAATCAGCATCCTCAGGTTTAATAGGGTCGTCAATCATGATTGCACCTTGGAACACATTAGTCTTAGCACCTATCTGCTCAAGCATTCCATTCATATCTTCATCGAATGTAAGGTTGTCTGCAGTTTCAGAGCCTTTGATTGGTTCCTCTTCATCCACATTACCAGCACCAAAACCAGTTACCTGGCCTTGTGTTGAAACCGCATACATCTCTCCACCTGCTGCCGTTCGCCAACGTTTACTAGAGGCTTTATCTTTCTCAAGCTTGGATTGTGGAAACAGCTCTTTATATAAGCTCTCTTGCATGATAGACCTTACAGTATCTGAGTTATCTGCTACAAGCACATCAGAATACGACAGATGCAAGAATCGGCATTTAGGATTTAGAGCAAAACACCAGCTGATAAATGATTTGATAACAAGCTCTGTTTTGCCATATCGAGGTGCAATGTTAATGATAAGTCTTCTGCACTTACCATCTACAACATCCTGTAAAGCTTTTATAATTTTCTCATGGTGTTCAGCAACAATAAAATTACGTTTATACTGAGCTTTAAACATAGCTTTAGTATAGGCCTTGAATGATGAAAGCATCTCAAGACGTAACATCTCTTTAGCATTTACGACATCATGCCTGAGTGTATCTGCATTTATAACTCTCTGCTGCATTTCAGAGAGTGTTCTTTTTGGAGCGTTCATATTGTTTACATTCTAAATTGTTGTCTCAAGAAGGAATTGTTCTTTATGAGTTCTGTCATTTCATTTTCTGTATGTATACCTTCCCAAAATACTCCGGTGTGTGACGCAGCTCTTTTGTCATCCACGGAAAACGGTACAGCATAATTAGTATATGCAACACCGTGATGCTGTATTAAGCGCCGGCCTGGATTTTTGTATACATTACAAATCCCATGCTTGACTGTCACATTCAGACCACATATCATATTCTTCGCGTGGGGGTGAGGTTTTCATCAATTCCAATAGGACGATGCCCTGATTTGCCATTTCCTTCTGTTCAGAAATAAATAATCTTTGCCATATCAGTATTTAGTGTTATAATAGGCTGAGCTCACAATGGCAAAATAAATGAATATTAAATGTGTTTAGTAAAAACTATGTGAGCCCAGCCTTGACTGAATAATATTATGTAATTAATATATAATAATGTATGGGGGTGGGCGCGCGCGGGCGCCCGCGTAACTAAATGGTTTCATACTTGAAAAATGAGAGAATTAAGTGAGTGCAATTATTTGAGAAGTGACTCTCTGATCAGAATATAAGCCTCTCTAGAAACTGGAGTATTCGGTATGATACCTGCGGCCTTAGATTCTTGTGGCAAATCAAGCATCATTCCAGTTTTTCCGAAAATACGGTCCCAGAGTTTCTCTACTGTCTGGATTTCTCCAACTCTAGAGTCATTCATAAGACGTTTAACCACTATTTTAATAGCAAGAGGCGTCTTATCATTATCGTATATGGCTTGAAGCTGCTTCTCATTAGCAGTAAGAAGGCAAGCTAACAAATTAGCTGTATCTGTCTTCGATAACTGCAAATCAAGATTTATGTTGAGTGAACTGAGAAGCTTTACGACTTCTGACCGAGTTGTACCTTGAGAAAGCATAATCTGCTTTGCAACGTTTTCGGCCATTGCAGGCTGACCGTTGCTAATAGCTACCCTGTTAGCCAAATCTATAACTTCTTTGGCTGGCATGTGCTTGTCTTCATCTTCGAGTTGCTGGTATACGGCCTCTTGAGCTTCTTGCTTTTTCTGTCTAAATGCCTTAACAGCTTGTCTCGCAGCTTGGCCTTCAGCAGCTTTAGCAAGTTTTAATTTAGCTTTTGCCAGCTCTTGGGCTGTTTTCCTGTCATGTATTGACTTTGACTTATCCTGGACCATGGAAGCTCGTTGCTCGAGACCATCTGTACCTAATAAGTCTGATGAATCTGGTAATATATCAGAAATATCATCATTAATTCTATCTATACTTTTCATTGTCTGATTTTTTTAAAGTAAATCTGAAATGTCGTCATTCAGATCATCTAGTTCATTAACATATGTTTCAGATGTGTAAGTGAGCCCGTACACGCATTGTCTATTATACTTGTATTCAGTTTCTATATTTGGCGTTATAGGTCTGAACAAGTCAGAAATAGCAATATCCAAGTGCAAAGCATCAGGCACTAAGCAACAAGTACCTTTTCTTGTCATTTTTGCTTTTGTTATCTGAGTTGTTATAGCCTCTAAAGCTTTCAATTTAGTCTCACTCAAATTTCCAATCCATGCTTCAGGAATATGAAGCAGTGTTCTCCATTTAAGGAGATGTGGTATCATCTGCTGTTTAGCGAGAACCAAATCTAAATTTGTTCCCCACATATAATAGTAGTTCTTATCTTTTGTGCTTGGAAGCGTTTTAAACGGAATATTCAATTCTGAGCATGCTTCCTCCAAGGACTTTATGGCAGCATTTGCGTCTCTTGAGTGCTTGAAACTCACATAAGACTTGTTACTGTAATAATTGCCTCTCAAGATAAGAGCCATCGTAACTATAAGTTCAGCAGTTGAAAGCGTTTCAACTGGAACTGGCGTTTCAAAATTCTGAATCTTTGACATAATCTCACTTTGATTTGTAATATTTACTATTTTCACTACAAATTTACTATTTTCACTACAAATTTACTATTTTCACTACAAATTTACTATTTTCACTACAAATTTACTAAAAATTGTTGAATCTAGGAAATTTTTATATAAATTTTAATATTTTTTAATATTTGATTACTGAAAACGTAGTAGTTAAAACTTTTTACTCATTTTTACTGAAAAAAACCATTTTTTTGTAAAAATGTAGTAATTTAATACCCAGTTTTCAGTAATATTTGTGTGAAAAGGATTAATTACTGAAAACGTAGTAGTTAAAATTTTTTACTCATTTTTACTGAGAAAATTCATTTTTGTAAAAATGTAGTAATTTAATGCCCAAATTTTCAGTAATTTTTGTGTGAAAAGGATTAATTACTGAAAACGTAGTAGTTAAAACTTTTTACTTGAAAGATTAAAAAATTATTACATTTCATTTAAATTTTACTGCGGAAATCACATTTTTTGTAAAATATTTTGATGAAATGGCAGTCCGGGAACCATGGGGGAACCATCCGGGAACGGGGTCGGAGTACCTCTAAGTTATTGGAAATCAATCACTTATATAAAAAGTTCCCCAAGTTACCCTAAATT